AGCAGGCGAACCAGACCAACAGTTACGCGATCACTCGCATCTTTAAGATCGAGTGTAGCGTACCTACCCGTTTTGGAACCTAATAAGGCTCCAAATTGGTTCGGTTGTTGGTTTGTAAAGTGGACGTTCCATCGTGTTAAACGATGGGACTCCACATGCTCCACAATGGCCGCGCCCAAACCTTGCTGAACCCACTGGAATTCCAGGGGCTCGCAAGATATCAAGCGAGGACCGCGAGAATCTTTGGGGACGAGTATAACTCGTGCCATCGATTCTACTTCGACTAATCCCTCGAATGAGGGATATGTATCCAACAGTGCATCCACTGAAGCGCAAAAATACGCGTCAAAGGGATACATTTGCTGGATCCGAGGGTTAATTCTCTCAAAATGCCATTTCTCCCAGAGTTGTTCCGATGTGGATACAGCTCCAGGACCATGGCAAGGGAGAATCTCCCGTGCATCGAACGCTTGAAAAAGCCTATACAGGTATTTTCTAGCTTTACGGACGATTGGCCAAAGCTCCCCGAGGTCAGAAATGACTTCAGGACTTTGGAACCCGGCCGCATCAATTTGATCCGAAACTTTTCGGAACGAATTGTTGTAGTGCTCGATTTCATAACAGGTTTTTATAAACTTGTCAATGACCGATTGTTCTGTCGAAGGGGCGTAGGGCAACTCTAGTTTGTAAAAAACAAACAGGAGTTGTCTTAATGCCTTGATGCTAGCCACAGGGCTCCGGAAGGACCCGACCGTCTATCGAGAATACTCTCTGGAATAGTTCACCGAAAAGTTTCGGCAACTTACTGCCGCGTAACGGTTCAAACCGTAACGCAGTAGCGTCCATAATAGTATTCTCTGCAAGCGCCTGGTCAAGGCGCTTACCTAGACTGGGCAAGGTTTTTGTTAAAAAACCCATTCCTTCCAGTGCATAACGACGCTCAATCTTTTGGATTGTCCGCCGATATGCAGACGATGTAATCACACCGCTGAGTGACGTTTTAACGTCAAGCAACAGGTGACCGAGGATCTGTATATACGGATCTTGGCTCTTATTGGAGGCCATAAGGTTCTCCATCCAAGAGCATGTGTTACCTGTGCTCGTTTACTACGAAAGGAAGAGGTACATCGAAAAATGCACCTCCTACTTATGCCACAGTGCGAGGTCGACCACTAAACGTGATCGTTCTCCGCAGAACGTGACTGGCGCAGTCTAGCGCGAGTCTCGACTATGGTATTCGTTACTTCCAACGGTTGCACCTGATGGATTAAGGGCGTTGTCGAGGGTTTTACCCCTTGCCAATCGACCTGCAATCGATCAAATGCACACCCAACCGCGAAAAGCAACCCATTTAATAGGATTGCTTCCCAAAGGACGGGTGGCCGAAAGAAGTTCCTTGAGGGATGGTCAATGCTATTCCTATTCATATATATGATAAGGTTTATATGGTTACAACCCCTACTAACGGCAGCTTTCGCAGCCGCGTTCGGGCACCATGGACGTTGTTAAATCGTCCCATTGATCATCGCATCGGCGCCGTTGCCCGTGCAGTCAAACTTGACAGTAGTATCCCCGCCTGT